CAGGCGGCGCTCATTTGTTCCTGTTTATGTCCGAGAAGATCGCGGCATCGGAGATGCGCGATAAACTGGCTGAGTTTGCGGCAGCGCTGGGCTGGGGTACTTGCGAAATTTTCCCCAAACAAGAAGTTCTTCTCGCGGATCGCGGTGACATTGGGAGTTTCATTAACCTTCCGTACTTCGGGGAATATCCGACACGTTACGCGTTGTCGAAAGATAACGGAAGTTTGAGTTTGGATGAGTTTTTAAACAAAGCGGAGAGCGCTCGCATCTCATTGGAGGATCTTTCCTCTATCACTATTGGAGGCGAGGGAACCATTCTTCCTCAAGGTCCACCATGCTTACAGCAAATAACAGAATTAGGTATCCCAGAAGGCGGTAGAAACAACACGCTTTTGAACGTAGGGGTTTATTACAGGTTGGCCGACCCAGAGAACTGGAAGCAGCTTCTTGAAAAGCATAACCAAGAATACTGCTCACCGTCACTTCCCGCCAAAGAAGTCGTCGCGATACAGGATCAACTTGAGAAGAAAGATTACTACTACACTTGCAAGCAAGAACCACTGCATTCGCACTGCAACAAAGCGCTTTGCAAGACGAGAAAATATGGCATTGGAAACAGCGAGACAACCCCTACGTTGAGCGGCTTGACCGTTGTCGAGTCTGAACCGCCTGTGTGGTTCTTGGCTGTAGATGGAACGCGCTTGGAGTTATCAACCAAGCAGCTACAGATGCAAGTGGAGTTTCAAAGGGCTTGCATGGAACAGATGTACAAAATGCCAGCGAAAATGAAGGATGCGGATTGGCGTGACCTTATAGACGCTATGCTCAGTGGTGCCACGCGCATCGCGGTCCCAGAGGAGTTGACACAGAAGGGACAGTTCCTGGAACTACTGGAACAATTCTGCGCGGGAAGGTTTCAAGCTCATAGCCCAGAAGAGTTGATCACGGGCAAGCCTTGGACAGAGGACGGCATTACGTATTTCAAACTCGGCGCCCTACAGGAGTTTCTGAAACGCAGTAATTTTTTAATTTATACACGCGGACAGATAACGGAGCGGCTCAAGGAACTGAATAACGGCAAGGTATCCGACAAGCGGTATTCGTTTATGGATGACCAAAACAAACAAATCACTCTCCGTGTGTGGTTTGTTCCAGAGATGCGACGTGGGGATGTGGAACTTCCAGAAGTTACTTTCGAGCCAGAGGATGTTCCGTTTTGACTGAAATCACCACATACATGGGGCCACCCGGCTGCGGCAAAACGCAAACCGTCTCCAACCTGATACGGAACTGCATCGAGGATGGAATCCCCCCAGAGCGAATCGCCTGTGTGTCGTTTACCAAGAAAGCCGCAGAGGAAAGCCGACAGCGTGTGTGTAAGGACTGGGGTATACCAGAAGACATGCTAACTAATTTCCAAACGCTTCACTCCATAGCGTTTCGGGATGGTGGGTTTACGACCAGGGATGTTATTCGACCAAGTGATCTGGCAGAGATAGGGGATCAAACTGGTCTTATATTCGGGAAGAGCAAGAGCAACAGGGCAGAGAGCGATTTCGACCAGGTTGGCTTGGCGGAAGGGGACCAGCTTCTCGGCGTATATTATTTGGCACGTAACAAAAGGATGTCGCTTGAAGAGACTTTTAGAAAGCACGCTCATCCTGACATGTCGTGGTCCGTACTCAAGCGTCTTGTGGATGCCTATGTCGATTTTAAGCGTGTACGAGGCAAGATAGACTTTACGGACATGATTGAGGCGTTTGTGGCGCGTGGAGTCCCTTTGGATATCGATGCCCTGTTTGTTGACGAGGCGCAGGATCTCTCCACCCTGCAATGGGAAATGGTTAATGTTTTAAAGGCGAGTCCAAGGACCATAGTTTTTGTTGGGGATGACGATCAAGCCATCATGGATTTTCAGGGTGCGGACGTACAAGCGTTCCAGAACGCATCCAGCAAGAAGATAGTTCTGCACCAATCCTACAGAGTACCTCGATTGATATGGAAGGAAGCGCAGACCATAGTCCGTAGGATCGAGGGCCGGGAACCAAAAGTCTGGAATCCCACAGACCAAGAAGGTCGTACCCAGTGGCACCAAAATATATTGGATGTCCCTCTGCACTCTGGAAACTGGACGATCATGGCTCGAACCAATCGGCTGGTATCGGCATACGCCAAGAGTTTGCGGGAGGAGGGTTTTGTATATAGCCGAAAAGGCCATCCAAGCATTGCGCCAAAGACCTACGACGCGATGATGGATTGGGAGACATGGACTAAGGGAGAACCCTTATCTGGCCCGCAGATCCGCAACGTCTATTCCTATATGAACAACGCTTACGAGAAGGGTTATGGACCACGGTCAAAGAACCTTCAAGCGTTGACTGAGGATGATTTGATCACGATGGATGAAGCTATGGGTACGCTGGGGTTGCTACGGGATAAAGAATTGAGATGGCACGAGGCTTTGGATAAGATTGATCTTGAAACCAAGACGTATGTCCTTAATGCTCTCAAGCGCGGTGAAAATGTAAAGCATCCCCGTATAAATCTCAGTACGATCCACGGCATGAAGGGCGGCGAGTGTGACAATATACTAGTTGTTCCTGATCTCTCTTATGCGGCGGCGGGAAAGTTGAAGAGAGGTGGGAATGTGGAGCATAGGGTGTTTTATGTCGCGGTCACACGGGCAAAGAAAGAGCTCCATGTTATGGCACCTATGACCAGGCAGTATTACGACTTATGACAACAGATAAACAAAAAATGAACATAATCAGTCTTGGGGCTGGTGTTCAAAGTTCCGTTATGGCGTTGATGTCAGCTAAAGGTCAGATAACGCCAATGCCTGACTGCGCGATATTTGCCGACACGCAATGGGAACCAGAAGCTGTATATGAGCACCTAGATTGGCTAGAGTCCCAGCTTCCATTTCCTGTGTACAGAGTAACGGCTGGAAGTATCCGTGAAAAGGTTTTGAAGCCGGGTTACAGCGATATCCCTTGGCACACCTCTAAGGGAATCGGGCGTCGGCAATGTACGAAAGTTTTCAAGCTCAACCCCATTCGTGACAAAGTTAAAGAACTTGCAGGCGTGACCCATGGACGGGAGTTAGCCGCTGGCATGATCAAGATGTGGTTAGGCATTAGTCTCGATGAAGTTTGGCGAATGAAAGAGTCTCAGGTCAAATACATGAAAAACATTTGGCCGTTGATAGATAAAGAAATGAACAGAAACGATTGCCATCAGTGGTTTGATCGAGAATACCCAAAGCACCCTGGTCTAGTGAAATCCGCCTGCATAGGATGTCCTTTAAAAGGCGATGCGCATTGGCGCGATACGCAACGCGATAAGACAAGCTGGAAAGATGCCATTGAAGTTGATAGGGCAATACGCGACATCAGAGAAGAAAAGCAGTTTATGCATCATTCAAAAAAGCCTCTCGAAGAGGTGGATTTGCGAACACTTAGAGAATTGGGGCAAGGCGATCTGTTTAATGAAGATTGCGAAGGTATGTGCGGTGTATGACAATAGATTCTTTACTGAAGACAATAGGAAATCTCCTCAACGGACCCAGAGCAAAGTCTCATGGTAATTTTGTGGCTTTGCATGAGCGTGTGGCGGAACTGTGGACTCCCGTACTTAAAAACGGACCAGTAACCGCTGACAAAGTGGCTTTGTGCATGGCACTTCTGAAAGTCGCCAGGGACGAGGTTGGTGAGTTCAACGAGGACGATTGTATCGACGGCGCGGCCTATATGGCACTATGGGCATTGCTCGTAGCTCATAGGAATAGGACATAAGGAATGGAGTGGCGGGGATCAATTATTCCGGATTACGAGGTGTCTGAATGTGGCGACCTCCGGCTATTGAAAAATAAATCCAACCTGTTGGCCGGGAAAATTCTGAAAGGCCGGATTGGTAAGGGGGGATATCGAATCTACAAAATTAATATCGACGGTAGAGGCGTAACCTTCTATGCTCACCGTTTGGTTTTGGCCGCGTTCCTTGGACCACAACCAACCCCCTCGCACCAATGCGCCCATTGGGACGGTGATCCAATCAACAACCACTACACCAACTTGCGCTGGGCTACGCCCGCAGAGAACACAGCGGACAAGGTTCGTCATGGTCGCCATATGTCTGGCCACCGCAAATTCACGGCAGAAGAAGTTTTGGACATGAGGGCTCTGAAAAATAGCGGGAAAAGTTATTCTTTCATCCGCGAAAAATACAAAATCTCAAAGGGAAATCTCAGCGCGATAATAAACCGCGACACTTGGAAACATATCTAGATATGGAAGATTTATTTGATGAGACGATTTGGACGCCGCCAGATTCTCTCCCAGACCTTTCTTCTGAAAAGGTCATAGCCATAGATGTGGAAACGCGAGACACCAACCTAAAAACTTTAGGCCCTGGTTGGGCAAGGGGGGATGGTGAACTCATTGGCATTGCTGTCGCCGCACAGGATTGGCATTCCTATCTTCCCATTGGACACTGGGGGAGGGGGAACATGGCCAAGGATCTTGTTCTTCGGTGGGTTAAAGATCAGCTAAAGCATGGCATGGATGTCGTCTTCCACAACGCGCAATACGATTTGGGCTGGCTGCTTACAGAAGGAGTAGAGCTCAAAAACAATCGCATTTTGGATACTATGGTTGCGGCGCCTTTACTTGACGAGAATAGGTTCAGCTATTCCTTGAACGCTCTGTCTGCCACATATCTGGGGGAGAGAAAGCAGGAGTATGATTTAAAGAGAGCGGCTGGACAGCACGGCGTTGATGCCAAGAGTGAGATGTGGAAGTTGCCGGCGGCAAGGGTTGCTCTTTACGCAGAAACGGACGCTCGTCTGACTTTGCGCTTGTGGGATATTTTCAGCAAGAAACTGGTCCAAGAAGGGTGTTTAGATATATTGGACATGGAGTTATCTTTGTTGCCGATCATATTTGAGATGAGGCGGCGTGGTGTTCGAGTTGATGTGGAAAAAGCAACTGAGGCAAAAAAGGTTCTAGAGAGTAAGGAGGGCGCTTTACTCAAGCAAATACACGACGAGACAGGCATCCACCTTGAGCCGTGGAACGCGAAAAGTCTCCAATCGGTATTCGATAAGCTAGGACTTGCTTATGAGAAAACATCCAAAACAGAAGCCCCCAAGTTTACCAAGCATTTTCTCAAGACCCACACGCATCCGGTTGCCAAGAAGATCCTTGAGATTAGAGAGTTCAACAAAGCGAATACTACGTTTGTTGACACTATTCTTAATCATCAGCATAACGGTCGTATTCACTGCCAGTTTAACCAGTTGCGCTCCGATGAAGGTGGTACTGTGTCTGGACGATTCTCGTCAAGCCATCCTAATTTACAGCAAGTTCCCTCTAGACATCCAGAAATCAAAGAACTTATTCGGGGTCTTTTTTTGCCAGAAGAAGGTTGTCGGTGGGGAAGCTTTGACTACAGCGCACAGGAACCTCGATGGCTGATGCATTACGCATCTCTTACACCGTCCACAAAGGACAACACCAAAGTGCAAGAGATCGTGGAACTCTATCACTCTGATGATATCGACTTTCACCAGATGGTTGCGGATTTGGCCGAGATTGATCGACCAACGGCCAAGACGATAAATCTGGGGATCATGTACGGGATGGGCATCGGCAAACTCGCTTCTGTTTTGGGAGATATTCCTTTCGAGGAAGCCAAAGCTTTACGCAATGAGTACGATGAAAAGGTTCCGTTTATTAATGACTTGGCAAAGGCTGTCATGGATGCGGCATCGCATAGGAAAGAAATACGGACGTTATTGGGGCGCAAGTGCCGATTCCCCATGCGTGAGAAAAACGCCTTCAACAAACTTCTGAAGCCGATACACGTAGATATCCTGGAGCAGGATTGGCGCCAAGTTATGGATATTCCTGTTGAAGAGCGCGAAAAGGATTGGCAGCTAAAAGATCCCAGGCGGTATAGAGTTGCGTTCACCTACAAGGCGCTCAATAGATTAATACAGGCTTCCAGCGCGGATCAGACAAAAGCCGCTATGAAAGCGTGCGTGGACCATGGACATTGGCCCATGCTTACTGTTCATGACGAGTTGTGCTTTTCGGTTGGGGGAGATGATCAGGTGAAAGAGATCAAGCACCTGATGGAGAATTGCGTCCCAGGTTTACGCATTCCATCTAGGATTGATGTAGGTCTTGGAGAGACGTGGGGATCAGCTAAGTGATTAAAAAGGTATTGTGATTTTACCAGAAATAATACTCTCTTGACGATTAGGTTCCTCATACTGAAGACCAACTGAAGGGGCACTTTCACCAAATAGTCCTTCTAGGACTCGTCCTTGCCCCCCTATTGCGCGCTGCCTGTCGGATCCCTCAAACCTTTGGCCGTAAGGATTCGTTGCCTCGAACTGGCTTCGTCCATACTTAGCGTTAAAAGATTCGGGACGTAGAACTTTCTCCATAAAAGGAGGGAGGACACCGCCAGGCAATTGGGCCGAGATACCAACATTCCAAGTAGAGAATTTTTCTTCTTGCTCTGCTAAAGGAGATCCTCTTTCTCGCATGAATTGCAAGAATTCTTCAGGCATTCCCAATGCTTGGGGAGTACTCTTTCGTTCTTGTCTCGCGTATTGGCCTGAGAGATTTACAGGACCGATTTGCAAACCCTTACTAGGTGTTCTTATATTAAACCTAGACCCAGAAACGCCATCTTTGTCTAATCTACCATATGATCCTATCTGTTCAGCCACCAGCCACCTCCCCTTGGCAGCAGTCGCCGTCAGCTACGCATTTGCAATCAACGCACTGGTAATGTCCGTGAACAAAGACCTTGGGCTTTGCGCAACCGCACTTAGGACAAGGCTTCCCAGCTTCGTCCGTCAAATCGTTTGGCTTGTTTTCTGTTTCCTTGTCCGACATAACTGCAATGCACCCATCCAGAGTTTGGTTGGCCTTCCTTGTAGAATTCTAAAATAAGCTGGTCATACAGAAGATTATCCATGATCCACCGTGCAAGGTCCATGTTGGCTACACCAGGAACCTCGAAATCCACTGCCTGTCCCGTGGTATGTTGCGACCTATCAGAGGATCCTAGTTCCCGGTTCAGTGCCAAGCACCGGTAGCCGCTGGAGGGTGCTATTGGTTTCCCATAATGGCGCCGCACAGGCTCGAGGATGCTCGTACAGATAACCTTCAGGTTTTGTATGCTCTCCTTGTCTGGCTCATTCTTTATTCTCTTGCGATCCGCCACCTGAGACTTGGTCAATTCCCATAGTGAGAAATGTTCAGATAGCTTCATTGTGATACAGGAACTCCCATCAATTTACTTCTTTCTATATCCCTCAACAGGTTTTCTGCCCCAGGAACATTTCCTGATTGTACAGCACCTCTAATTACATCTTCGTATCTAATCCCGGGATCTGGCTGTGTTATTGCACCACGATCAATCGCAGATGGTGGCCTTCGGACTCTCTCCGCACCCTGTCGATATTGTTCAAGAACACCTTTTTGACTTTCCCCTGACATCTCCCCTAAGATTCCGCTGCCGGCGACAAGAGAGGTTTCTGTTGCAGCTATGGACGCCATCCTATTGATAGCGTATACCACCTGCCCCTGTGCTTTAAGAGCAGAAAGTGAAGGAAGATCAGCGCCAGCCGCAATCGCTTTGTCATATTCAGCAGACCTTACTTTTGTAGAAGTAAGGAGCTTGAGGACAGCTCTATTTCTAAGTAACCTAGAGACAACCATCATAGTAGTGGCGGTTCCCGCAGCGGCTGCAATATGTCCTGTCGCCACAAGACCTAATAAAGTTAAAGGTAATGTAGCTTGAACTAAAGCTCCAAACCCTTTAATGGGAACATTAGAAATTTTGACAGCATCGTCCGCTATTTTTTCTAAACTCTTAACCGTATCAACACCAAGTATGGTATTAAGTGCGCCATTCTTGTTTTGAACTTCAATGGCTTTTTTGAGACTGGTGCCCCATTTCCCGCTTTGAATGGTTCCTTGGTCAAGGCTTTCTTTGACGCCGTTCTGAAGAAGGTTATTCATAACCATATCTTTGACGCCACCAACTTTATCCAGTTCAGCATCTCCAACAACTGCTTTTAATCGCTGGTAAGAGGCTGGGCTTGTTAGTAGCCCGTCAACTAATTGAAGAGGGTTTATTATTTGTCTACTGTTTATTGCCGAAAGAACAGCATCTTGAGATTCATTTGCGGCCCTTTCAAAAACTTCTTTCGTGGCCTGAATACTAGCCTTCAACGGTTGGTTCATCATAGTTGGTAATGCGTCAAATAACTCTTGAGCGGCTTCTTTATTCGTAGCCGACAATTGAAAGCCCTCCA